AGCCTTTACTAATTCTACTGGGTCCTTTGTAATTGCAGTCTTGTCTTTTGTTATTAAATAGTTATAACTAGCAAGTGCTGCTGGATCTTCTGATGAGTCATATACTAGTTCTGCATTTTCATGTACCGTTAAGATTTTATGTGTTTTATCCCACAGTGGGATGTAGTCAGTTCCTTGACCAACAACTTCTAGGTAAGTTCTTTTATAATAAAAACCACCAACTACTGAATCAATTATTGTTCTTGCAAGTTTTTCATACTCTACATATTCTGCAATTTCTGTTGGAGTTGTTCCAAGTGTTTCTGGATCTACATATGGTCGCACAATGTCTAGGTTATCTTGAAGAACAATATCTCCACGAATATCTTGAACTCCAGAGACTGTAACGCTTTCGTAAATTGTAACTGGGTAAGATTTGTCATATTCAAGAAAAGTTCCAGTAAGTGTATAAGTTAAAATCTTTTTGTTATTAGAAACACGAATAATCTCAAGTTCTGTTTGTTCCAATAGGTCATCAATTACAATAATATACTCTGTAGATGCATCTGGAACTGTGTAAGAAAGAGTTAGTGGGTAAGGGGGAAGTCTAAGTATTTGCATTATTTACCGTAATAACTTGCTACTTCTTCTGGGGTTGCGTTACGAACCTTTTTAAGAGTTAGCCATTTTTCAGAGGACTCTTTTGAAACAATGTTATACCCAGTTATAAGTTGTCCTACCCCTTGCCAATGAAGGTTTCCTAATGAATATATAGCAACTTTTTCGTCTGTTTTTGCTTCTTCTTTTACTTCTTGAAGTGGTTCTGGAACAAAATTATTGATAATTTCCAAAATGTCATTTCTTGTTTTTGCTTGATTTAAAGCAATATTATTTTTTTTGGCATAGGCTTTTAACTCAAATACTGTTTTTTTACTTAAGTCATTAATAGTAATCATAATAGCCTCCTACGTTATTATACCAGAATATGAAGAAGGGGAGCCATTGTTACATGACTCCCCTCTTTCAATTATTTATGAGTATTACTCAGAAACGCTATCTGCGTCGCCATAAGCAACTGCATCTAGTTCTTCCCATTGAAGACCAAAGCGGACGAATACTGTGTATTCAATTGTATCCTTCTTTGGCTTGTATTCACGGTTTACAGTAATATCACGCTGGAATCCCCAAACACGGTTTGATGGGAATGTTAAGTCAACAAAACCATCTGGGTAGTAAGGAACTTCCATTACATCAATTCCTAGAACACGAGTTGTACGTGCTCCACCAATTGTTTGCGCTCCACCATCAAGGTATGCTTGACGATTTGGCTGTGTGCTACCAATGCGATCAGAGAATGCTGAAGAGATTGCATCTGCTAGTGTACCGTTATTACGGACAATACCAGAGAATGCATCTGTACCAGCATAGAACTTTAGGTTGCTCTTAACTGCACGATACTTACGTGGCATTGCAAGAACAATCTTCTGCATGATAGATGTTGTCCAGTCATCATTTGACAATGAGACAACGGCTTCGTGGGCATCTGTTGTGCCAACCCTTGCGCTGTTACGTGTCTGGTTTACGAAACCATTCATGATTGAAAGGAAGTCACCTGTTGAACCATCGCCGTTAATAGCAAGGTCTTCAATATCGTTTGCGAATGCATTGGTCATCAAGCGAACTAGATGATCTTCAAGTGCTCCACCTTCAATATTATCTTCAAGTGATTCTGTAGAAACTTCCCAATCAAGACGAATCTTCTTTGTAGTAAGTTCTACCTTTGTAAATGTAGCACCAGTATTTGTGTAGTTTTGACTACCCTGTGCTGCTGCACGAATGACACGCTCTCCAACGTTAACCTTTTCGATTTCCATTGTGTTTGCTCGCATTGTAACTCTACGACCATCCTTGGCGAGTACTGTTGCATCCCACACGTAGTCGATGAAGCGACGAGCCTGTTCTGGTGCAAGAATACCTCCTGCTGTTCCAGTTGGATTTACAGCGTTATCTCCAGATGTTACTCCAAAGCCTGCTGTTGCTGTGTTTCCAAGTTGACGGCCAACAGACGCTGCTGCTGCATCAAGACCTGTAGCACTACCAACACCACCTGATACGAGTGCACCCTGGGAGTTAAGTTCTGCTCCTGAGCCACCTGAACCTGGATAGTTCTTGGCTATATCTTTATCTTGTTCTGACATTATTTCACCTCCTAGTGAATATATTGTTAATTAAATAGGTCGGAATTTTTGAGGAAACGTCCGCCCCATAGGGATTTCTGAACCTTTACAGGCTCAAACTGCACGATCTCGCCTAGATCGCCAGACTTGCGGAAAGCGGTATCTTGCTCAACGGCATCTACTCTCTTTCCAAACTCATTGAACTGACCCTTGACTTGTGTTACTTCTGTAGACACATCGTCAACGGACTTGTTAAGTGCTGCAACCTGCTCATTAAGAGACTTAATGGTTGTAGCGAGATCGCCAAAGGCATTAGTAAGAGAGTTCTTGATTTCAGCAATTGCATCTGCAACTGACTCATCTGACTTTGCTACAGCAAGTTCGGCTTCAACTTCTGGAACAACGCTCTCTTCTTCTACTACTAGAGTAGAAGGAACTGCACCACCATCATCTGATTTTGCAACAGCAAGATCTGCTGGTACTTCGTCAACGACTGCAGGAGTTTCTACTTCTGCTGGCTGTGCCTCTGGAGTAATTTCAACATTTTCAACTACAGCATTTAATACTGCTTCTGTTGTTTCTGTCATTTTATTTACCTCCTTGGTAATCTTAATTGTACTAATGCCTTTAGCACTATCAACTAAGAACTTTATCATGTTTGCTTTTTCGTCATCATTCTTTTCTACAAAACCAATGTTTTCCATATTCTTACCACTGATTGGGCTTGCTTCTGCTTCTGAGTCAGACACTAATACGATACCGTTTTCAGAATCGTAAAAAACATTTTCAATAACAGTGTCTGCAGATGTTCCAGTTAGAACATTCTGACCATTTACCTTTTCAACAGAAATAATGCTTGCAAATTGATTTGCTGGGCTATCAACTAGTGATAATTCATAAAGATCATAGTCTTTAATAATGCGAATTGACTTGTCTAGGTCTGCATTATATGCATCGTCCCAAACCTTAATATTGCCACCAATAGAAAAACCACTATATGTGCCATCTAGGACTTTTTCCCAGGCATCTTGTGCACCCTTTGAAACATAAGCAGATACATAAACTCCGTTATAAAACTTCTTTGAATTTGGGTCAAAGTAGCGGTCTTCTTTAAATGAAACCATCTTGCCTACTGCTGATGGCTGATGCATTTCTCTTAAATTTCCTTTAAAATTTTTAAAGGCTTTAACGCTTGCATCTGCCGTAACAATATCATCTTGCTTGTCAATATTATCCAAAGATGCAAAGCCAGAAACCATACGGCGTTCTACGTCTACCTTGCCAATAGGCATTGACAGACGTAGGTTATCCTTATCTGTTGTCCAATTTGCCTTGTTTATTATCATATCAGAATCCATTATACCAAATGTTTTATTAGATTTCTCAATTATTGAGATGATCTACCCTCACCTGCAGGATTGCGTCCTGCAACTGTACTTGGGGAGTCAGAATTATTGTTTGTTCTTTGTGCATCTCTTGCTCTATTCCCAGAAAAAGTTGCAGCAGCATCTGTAGCCTGTCTTGGAGTCATTACAAATGGAGCATCTCCATCTTTGCGTTGTGGTAAATCAAGAGCCTGACGAGCCTCGTTTGGCATCATGATTTGAGTTTTAACAAGTCTTTCAAGAATCTGTGACTGAGCAATCTCATCTGTCAAGGTTAGTTCATTAAATTTAAGTTCAAGAACATCTGTCTTTTCTTTAATAATCTTATTAACAACTTTTTCTAAATGATGTTGTGCTGGTCTAGCAACCTGCTCTTTAAATGTACGATCTTGGGAGAGTGCTGCTGCCAAACCAGACTCTGAGCCACCAAGTTTAGATATAGGAACTTGATGTGCAATTAGAATGTCGTCACGATTTTGTTTACGATACTCCTTGAAAGATCCATCTTGAATACCGTTTTCAATTGGCTCCATCTTAAACTCAACTTTATTCTGATCTGTATCTCCAGGAAGCGGGATATAAAGGGTTCTGTGAGACTGTGACTTAAGCCCAGTCTGTAAAAATCTAAACATTTTATCTTCTGCGTCTCCAGAAAGTTTTGCACCCTTTAGAGTAATAATATATCGTGGGACAGCCTTGTTTTCAAAATAATCAATGTTATATCTTGATGCTAGTTGGTCACCAATTAGCGACGGCATTGCAGAAACAATATCTGGAATTCCATAATAAGTATTTAATGGAGAGTATGACTTAAGATGAATAATTTCATTTGCACGGCCATCTGCTGTTACTGGATTTGGATTGGTTGCACCAAAATTTCTGAAGTAAACAACAGCCTGACCAATAATTTGAAGGTAGCCATCATTAAGTCTACGAACACGAACCGTAGTTGCTGGAATATGACCAATATATCCAATCTCACCCTTAATCGTTCTACCAACTTCAATAAATCCATTACCAGTTGCTTCCACATCTGTGTAAACTTTTTCCATAATTTTTGTAAAACTATCATCATCATTAAGGTTTTCTAGCCAATCACGAAGTTCAATCTTGGCTCTTTCAATTCTGCTTCTTGCTCTTCCAGTTGCACCTTCATCTTCTGAAGTTTCTAGTCTTAGGGAGGTTCTATCTGTAACATCAAACCTATAACCAAGACCTACAATGTTTTCTACCTTTGCGTCAATGGCAGCGTGGTTTGAAAAACATGTATCATAAAAGTTTGCAAGTTCATACATATTGTATGGTGGTGTGATTACGTCAAATAGACCGTATCCATTTCTATATACCGTTCCAGGATTAAGAGCCTTTGATCCAGCATCTACTCCAGATGGAGTTGCATTTGCAGAGTCTAGATATGCTTCATTTGGAGTTATTGCCTTACTAACTTGTCTTGCTACACGGCGACGAAAGTTTTGATCTAATCCTGTGTATTCTTTTAGTTCTTCCCAATTTTTATTAAATGGGTCGTTTGTTTTAAATTGATTTTCTTCTTGTTCTTGAGTATTTAGGCTTGCCCTAACATACTGGAAGTTATCATCATCAGTCACTTTCGTACGCATCCCTTCCATGTGTTTTTAATGTTTTCTGTGCATCGGCTATTGCGCCTAAGTCATTAACATTTGGAATTAAACCTTGTCTCATTCTATCTTTTTGTTCTGAATATTCTTCTTCAGATATTCTAGTTAATCCTGGAACAAATACGCATGTTCCATCTCCTTCATCGCCATTAAAGATTGCAGCCTGTTTAAGTTTTGCAATTTGAGAGATGTCGCCTTTTTGAGAAGGAATGTTTAATACTGACCCAGTTCCGTCAGTAAACCACTTCCCGTTTGACTTCTTATATACGTATAGACCCCAGTCATAATGCTTATCAATGACCTTACGTCGTACATTTTCAACAATTGGTTTGCCAGTTTTTGGGCTAAATAAAGAATCCATAACCACAAGTATACCAGATTACACTGGTGATCCAACAGATATTGACCATGTTGTGTCATTGTAGATTTTCATCTTATCTGCGTCAAAAATCATTCCTTCTTCATCATCAATGATAATCTTATTAGTACCCATATAGTTATTGTATACATCCTGTGAGTTTACTCCGTATAGAGGAGAAGAAGATATGGACATTACTCCATCCCAGGTGTAGTTGTTTAGCCAGTATGACCAGCCATAATCAATAGCACCATCTTGCCTTACTTTATTCCAAGATCTGCTGACCTTTGATTGTAATTGTTGAAGATTGTTTGCCTGATAGTATGAAATATTATTAAATATTGCTGGACCCTTTAAATTTATAGATCCTAGGAATAGGTCAAAGTTTAAGGCTGTTGTAAAGTTAATTCCTAGAATAGACCATTCCTTAACAGTTAAGACTGGCTCACGAACAGCCTTTCCATTTATAAAATATTTAATTTCATCAAAAGTTGAGTTATCTTTTTTATTTTTTGCATAAACAACTCCTCTGTTTCCAAACTTATCGTTTGCAACAACATAAAAAACTATTGTATTATTTTTATGTTCAACTTCAAATAAGGCTATTGGTGTTAGAGGAAAGGCTCTTTGTTCATACTTGATCCATGATTGAAATGCACTTACTCTATAGTTTTCTGCAACAGATTGATTTACTGTCATAGAGATTCCACGATCTTCATTTAATCCAAAGTCTCCACGAACCTGAATTCCAGATGTACGGTTTGTGTATAAATACGGAGTGCTTGCTTTATAAATACTAAAAGGATTTTTTGCCTTATAGTCATAGTACAAACCAGACCTCTTATATGGGAAAAGATTAGATCCAAATTTTGTTCCAATTGGATTAAATGAGTTATCATTAAGAGCCTGAGAAGCAATTTCTAATTTCTTTAAGATAACTGGTTTTTTAATTATTCCACGAACAACAAAGTCAACACTGTAAACAACTGCAAGTTCATTAAAATCTATATCTTTTCTTGGATAAACCAGAGTGTTATCAATAATTTCAAACTTTGTATTTTGCCAGGATGGGTAGTCAGATACATCAATTACAGAATTTTCTTGTGGAGAAATAGTGTTTGTAAAGTAACTTGATGCAGCATTTGCTCCTTCGTCTACATACTGAAAAGTTAAATAACTTCTAATTGATGCATTCTCCGTATTATATTCATAATATGTTAAAGAGTTTTCTAGCATATCTGAATAGTTGTACCATTCAGTAAACAGTACATTTTGTAATTGTGTATATGTTCTTCTTATTGGAGTGTTATAGTTATTCATTAAATCTTGATAGGTTAGTTCTTGTCCCACTGTTGATTCCAACAATGTGTCTGGTGATGGATAGCCTAAGTTAAATTGTAAGAAATCAAGATCATAAAAAGAATTTCCAGAATCATTTTGAACGTATTGTCCAAAATATGATAGCGGTAAATAGTCTTCCCAATGTCCAGAAATTCCAATATCTAAAAATAGTTTGTTGTATGAAAATGTTGGCAGAAGTGTATAACTTGCCATATGTTCTAATAAAGTTATGGCATTTGATTTTACTGTTTCACCATCGTATAGGTAGGCCCAAAATTCAGTGTTATAAAATTCAGCATCAACTAGGTCTCCATCTTCATTATAAAGTCCTGCTGTTACTAGATTGCTTAGTGTTATATCATTTTCATTAACTATAACGCCATAAGAATTAAAGACATTTGATATTTCATTTAAGTTTAATTTTGTTGAAAATCCAACTGAGTAGATATATCCATCAAGTGTTTTGTTTCCTTGATCATCTCCACCAACATAAAGACTTAAAGAGTTTTGATTACCAAAAAATGTTGCAAGATTTCCACCAACTGAATTAATAAGAACCTCAATATCAAATCCTGCAGCAAATGGTTCATCTATACTGATACTCTGTGTTCTGTAAATTTCTTGTTCGATTCCCCCATAATTTAAAGAATATACAACCTCAAGCCCATCAACCTTAACAATAAAGTAGTTTCCAGTGCTTGGGCTATAAACTTTAAACAATATCTTTTCTTCTTGGGCAGTACCGCTTCCTTGATATCCTATTTCAAAAACTCCATAAAGAGATGCAACCTGGTCATTTAAAACATTAAAGTTTGTGAAGTATAGATATGCTCCCTCGTCATCCCAAGTTGAATCAGGGTTAAGGGATATAAATCTAGCATCAGTTCCTATGTTTCCACTAGTAAGATTGTCAAACAAAGAGTTTGAATCATCGTATAGTTCCTGTAGTGTTTTTGTTCCCGTAAAGATTGTTGGAAGTGTATAGTCTGGTGTCTTTAGATATTTTTCTGTAGTAGATAGATTGTCAAAACTTCCTTGTTGCCATTGTGCAAAACTTGGATAATTGTAGTTTGCTGTATAGTCTGCAAATGTATAGTCAATTACAGCAGACGTTCCTCCATATGCAGAATCAATTGCTTCTGATGATCCAACTCCCTGGCCATAAACCCATCGTCTTTTTGCAACTACATCTGGAACACGATAAGAGTAAATAGCAAAACAATCAATCTCAACTGGGGTAACATCTTCGTAAGAGTAGAACCCAACCCAGTCTTCATCAATTCCATTTGAAAGATTTATAGATGCAGTGTCAAAGTCTAAAGAAATAACCTGCTCTCCATTTATCATAACGGTTGCATTATTATTAACTACGGCAATGTGTATTAGGGTTGGCCTAAACCATTCAGATACAAAATGAGAACTAAAGTTGTCACCAACTAATAGTGTTAAAAATCCATCTTCTACGTATAAGCCATCGCTGCTTCCAATTGGTCCAAAAATCTTTTTAGATGTAATAGATTCTGAATTTATTCTTGCCCAAAATTCAACAGTATAGTTGTTGTATCTTCCTACTTCATGTAAAAATCCTTTTCCAGGGAAAATGACTGATGGTCTTCCACCGTTTGGTTCAAGTTTTGTAATTCCCGATGCACCAAATACTAGCGGAATTCCTGTATTCTTTGCAACAAGCGAGTTGTTGTTTACAAGATAATATCCAGTATCTGATGATATTCCGTAGGCTGCTGCAGGAACAACTTTATTATCAGTTGTTATGTTAATGTTTGCTGGAAAATTTTGTGAACTAATCCCCAAAGAGTCAACATTAAATTCTTCAGACCATTGACCAACAGTTATTCCATTAAAATAAAACTCATAATCTGCTGAAGTGGTTCCTCCATCAGTAGTGACAATCTTTATAACTAACCTTAATGTTGTAGTCTCATCTGGTATCTCAAAGGTTTCTGATATAAAACCCCATTGTTGGAATATAGATGTTTGAAATGTTTTTAAATTTTGTACTATCTGAGATGTTGTTGTATCTGTGTATTCGTACCCAATAGAGACTGATTCTAGATATGGACTATTTGAATAAAAATGAGTACCTATGGAAAATGTTTTAAGACTTGAATTTAGATCTTGAAAATTGATAATATCAGGACTTATTAATGTTGCTTCATTTGTTAGTCCTACTGGTACGGTACACCTAATCTTTGTGTTATAACTGTCTGGAAATGGCTCCCCTGCAAAAGAAGTACCAGAATAAGCCATGCAATTTGTTGCAGACCAAAGACCAAGAATATCTCTTTGTGCCTCTGAAATTAAACTTATATAATCAAGTTTATCGTCTAGTGCCCAAAGAACTAGTGGGTGTTCACTAAAAATCTTTTCTGCATATAAGTTTGATGGGCTGGACATTGTTCTCCTATACCCTTATTATAGCAGGATAGAGCCTAGTATAGTTTAATCTCACAAGCATCAGTTGAGCAGTATTTTTCAGACTCAGCGTCTAAATTATCTTTACCGTCATAGATTGCAGACCAATCAATCTTACCAATTGTTCCAACATAAGAGTTATATTCTTCTCTTGAGATCTCTGTATATGGTTGCTGTGGATAAGTCTTATTGCCCATTGGCAAGAATGAAACAGCCTTTAACTGTCCTTCATACATATTAAGTGCTGGAGCAATAAATTTTGTTTCTTTTTCTTTATCAAATGATAGGGTTACAGAAACGCCATTATCAGACCAATACTTTTGAGCAGTTGCTGCAAGTCCAATTTTTTCAAATAGGCTTACTTGTTTTTCTGCACGTTTGTGTCCAGATGCTACTGGGAAATATACAACTGATGTATTTGCTGATACAACATCATCTTCAATTTTATATCCCGCTGCTTTAAATAAATGCATCATTGGATCAGTATTGCCAAAACGAATAGCACGAAGATAAAATTCTCCTCCAGGACCCCAGTGAACTCCAGGAGTTGCTCCAGAAAGAAGTGATACAGATCCTGAAGGTTTAACTGTAGTTACACGAACTGATTCACGAACACATAGCCATTCAGAATACTTGTGGTCATAATGACGAATCTTTTGATACCCTTCATCCATCCACTCACGTAATGCTGGAAGTCCGCTGTTGTCAGCAAATGACGCAATGCCTGTTAATGAGGTTCCAATGCGACGATTACGTTGCATGATTCCATTTGTCTGTTGCCAATGTGTTGGCATTAGAGTTACAGTCTTTCCATAAAGATATGCAAACTTCAATGTCTTGAGGAAGTCCTCCTTAGAGTCATGACGATTTAAGTGCACTTCTACAAGTGTACAAAGTTCGTATGACTCTAATGGCTGCTCCGCACAAGGATTGAATCCCATGATTCTGGAATCTTTATAATCTGGTGCATCTTTTAATCTACCGTACTCTCTAGCAACATCTAACCAAATAAAACCTGGCTCCCCATTATCTGCAATTAAATCTACATAATCTTCATATTTTGTTCCAACAGTTGCTGAAATAGAATTGTTTGACATCCAAGCCCATCCTGGCTTTTCTGGATCATATGAGTTACGATCTGGAAATATTTCTGGATTCTTAAGATTAATAAAACCTTTATCTTCTGGTGTTCCAAGTGCAAGAGTTGCAGAACGACGAACATTTCCAGAAACAACACACGTACCAATAAGATTTACAATGTCTACAATTGCACGGCTATCTAAGAACTCTCCTGCCCTAGAGCCAATTACATTTTTAATACGTGTATGTAGTTCAATTAATGGTGCTGGACCGCTGGCTACCCCTCCAAAGCCTTTAATCGGTGCTCCTAGAGGACGGATAAGGTCATAGGTAAACTCTTGAATAGGTTGATTCTGGCGAAGAAATGAGTTAATTAGAATACGAACTGATTCAACCCAACCTTCACGAGTATCAGGAATTTCATAGATAGATGCTGGTTCTGTTGGTGCATAAATAGACATTTTTTTGTCTTGTCCAAGGGTATCAAATCCAACTCCAATACCCAGCATTAATGCATCCATGACCCATGCAAATAATGCACCTGGATCGTTGCGGTCAAGGTCTCTTGTTGAAACCATTGCACAATTTTGAAGGGATGAAGAGTTGCGCTTTTCCATAGTCATAGGGGTTCCAAATGCCCAAAGACCACGGCCTGGTGGTGTCCACTTTAATTCAAACATTCTTTGGAATGCTTCTTGTGCAGACTTCTGAGCCTTGTTATCATTCCATGGTAGACGATTATCTTTAGCATGATTCTTTTGAACTGAATACATACCCTCAATTACACGGCGACAAACCTCATGCCAGCGTTCTTTTGTTCCGTCTTCTTTCATACGAGAATATGTACGAATAAATGTAATTTCTCCTAAAGAGTTAGACCCAGCATCTGAGAATCCAAATGGTGCTGAAACATTATTATATTTATTTACAAAATCTTCTGATAGACGAAACGAAAAAACTTCTGACATTTATTTACCTTTCTAAGCAAATCTAGATGAGTACTTTGAGTTTTCCAAAGTGGTCTTAAGTATATCATAATTACTTTAATGAATGTAAGCGTAAAACAAAAGGCTATACCTAATGTTAAGGTATAGCACTTTAAGTTTATAAAAGTAGATCTATTATTTATTCAGTAGAGGGATTGTCTTAATAAACCCTTTACAAACAAATTCTAGTTAATTTTAACCCATTCTTTTTGTGGCTCCACCCATGTATAGTTATCTCCATCTAGCGGATATGGTTTTGGAGGAATCCACTGCTCTGTAACTTCATCATATCCCCATGAGGGGTATAGTTTTTTCAACCACTGTTGATCTTTTTCTACCCAAGTATAATATATTCCGTCTTCGTGAGTATGATTATAAATATTTTCTGGATAAGGTACAGGAGGAATATAACCAGAGCCGTCTTCAGCTAAAATCCATGTTGAATATGGTTGATGAGGGGCTATGCTTCCATTTTCTGGATTATATATAAATCCAACTTTAACATTTTTTTCATTATTCTTTAAATCAACTATTACGGGATTACTAATTAATGCGTAATATGTGGTTTCATCAAGAATATCCATAACAGCAATTACTTGACTGTCAATAATAATAGCTATGGAGTTTGTGCTTTGAATCTCTATATCAGTTTTCATTTAATTGCTCCTCTGTATATTCTTTTATTTTAATTTCTGGGATAAATGCATCCCATTTTCCTAGTGGACATGTAGCATTTGGTAGCTTTGTTTTTGCATTCATAATACAACCACACTCTTTACATTGATGTGTAAGCGCAACATATCTATCGCATTGCTTACATGTATCTAGTCTTTCTTTTGCAATTATATCTGTTACCCTGCCTATTTTTTTATTAAAAAGGTCCCAGGGTCTTGCTGGTCTATCTGGAAAAATTTCGCTCATTATTAATCTTCCTTACATTCATGATTATAAAAATCTAAAAGCTCTTTTTTGTTTCTAGGGCTAGTCATTCTACAATACTCTTTGTCATCACTAACCATAATCATTGTTGGAACTGAAACAGCACGAAAAGATATTGCTTTTTCTCTATCGATATCTACATCAAAAATTTCTATTTCTATCTCAGGGTTTTCCTGCTTAAACTCGTAAAAATCTGGCTGCATTGATTGACAAAAACTACACCAAGTTGCAAAAAAAGCAATCATTTTTTTATTATTCATTATAATATTGTATCATATCTACCTTAAAGGATGTACCAATTTTTGATGGTCTGGGAATGGTAAATCGTTTGGAAAAATCCCATCATAATACCTCTCAGATTCTTTTCCAGCTTCTCTTTCAATAGACATTTCTGATTTTAGTTTATTTGAAGAAGCCCACTCTAGTTCCAGAGTAGACTCGTCTAATACGTCTAGTCCATCTATCAATTCAAAACTATCAATAAAATACCTTTTTACTGGAATAAATGCTGCAAGGAAATCTCCTTTTTTTATTTTAATCTTGGTTAAGGGGCGAGTTACCTTTATGTTAAATGAAAACGATGATCTAAGATTGTCGGACTCTATAACACTTGTCATTGCTACAAGGCCATCTATAAAAGAATTAGGGGGCTGAATAGTCATCAGGTTAATTCCTGGAGATGTTCTAATAATAAATTTATTTCTTACTGACAAAGTTCCAGATTTTAAGTTATTGTAGTAGTTTTGAATATCTAAGTCTGAATTTTCTCTCTGCTTGTGATTTGTTTCAATCATTACTTGTTTTTCTCCGCCTGGCCAAAAAAGTGTTAAATCAATATTAGACTTTACGGCAAAGCCCATTTGGTTTCCTATAACAAGAGGCAACATCTGGTACATTTTTTCTGTAAACCAATCTCTAGACTGATCTCCTCCCAGTGGTTGGATTATGTCATAAAAATTCCAATTATTTAAAAAATGTTCTTTTTTGTTTTCTGGATAAAAAACAATCTGGTTTTCTTTAATTATATTTTCTTTTTCATTTATATAAGGCATTACTCTTCCTCTAGTCCTTGTTTGTTATTTTTTTCAGAAAGATATCTTTTTTTGACCCAAAAGTTACTTCTATAGTATCCATAATTAACTGACCTTAACTGGTTTGCAATTTTTTTCCAAGTGTTTGATAAGATATGAAATGAAGCCATCCAGGTTTCTCTTTTTATTGGAATCAGCTGAATAATAGGTGTTCCCTCTTCTATAACTCCAAGCCAGCCTTCTTTTATAAAAAATGGATAGAATCCGCTTAGTGGAAAATTATCACCATCTACAATCGCACTAGTGGTTACAAATGGGAGTTCCCATCTATTAAGTGGGTGGGTTACAAGCATACTCCATCCTCTTGGTAGATCATAGCCCCACATTCCTCCCCAAGCTAGGTGATTCCAAGAACAACCAGCTGGTCTAGGCATTGTATGCCCTAGGTTAATCGGTCTCTCAGTAATCAAATCTCTAGTTACTGGAGAATAATCCTGAACCCATTCTCCTTGTTCATTCTTTCTAACTTTCCTATACTCAACTACGTTAGAATCATTTCTTGTTATCTCTATGTCATAAGTTGCTAAAATTAAATATCCAGAGGTGATAGCATCTAAAAGCGGGACACACGATTTCATTCCGCCACCCCTATCTTCTTTACCTAAAACATTAACTCCATCATCTTCTTTGCTTATAAAGGCTTCTCCGTTTTTCCACCAATCTGGAATCATCTTTTGTGCAGGTATTGGGAAAACGTCTACTGGAATTTCGCTATAAAATTTAACTTTTTTCATTTTTACCCCTTATTAACCTATAGATATTTCTTGTTTTTTCTATAATCTCTTTTATAAGCTCCGCCGACTAGTTTTCCTTCAAGATTAAACCTTCTAGACATATATTCATGACCTAAAGATTTTAACTCTTTAGAACTCTTATCGCTTATTTTATCATAAATCCTTTTTTTCCAATCTTCTCTTTTAAAAGGTATTATTTGAACAACAGGTGTTCCTTTTTCTATAACTCCCTCAAAAGTATTTTTCATCATAAATGGGAATAAAACTACCAAAGGGTAAGCATCAGTATCTACAACTCCAGTTAAAGTATAAAATGGAAGATATGGAGAATTAATTGGATGGGTAAACATTATAGAATACCCTTTTGGTGTTTTAATTAGCACATCGCTTGACCATTTAAACGCATAATTTATAAATTCTGGAGATATTGGCATTTCCTGTAATTGAGCAGTTGGGTGCATTGAAATGGCTTTCTCTCCAGTAGGTCCCGTCATTCTTTCTCCAGAAAATTCAATCAAATTGGTTTTTTCGTCATACTTAAAATGATAGTCTGATTTTGTAACTAAAACATATCCTGTTGTTATTGCATCTAGAACAGGTATACACTTTTTTATAGTTAGTTCTGGTTGATTCTGAATCTCAAAAAATGAAGACATTTTTTTATACCATTCTGGTATAATATCCATAGCTCTTTTCACTTCTAAAAAAGAGTCTTCTGTTGTATTAACAAATTCAATTATTCCTTCTTTAGAAGGAGAGTTTACGTCTTTTTTCCATTTGATTATTTTTTCTAACATAATCAAACTAGTTGTTCTCTGGTGTGTCTATTCCCAGGTTGGCTCTTGCAATCATTTCAGGAGTTACTTCAGCGTGACCACCTGGAGCAATATATCTTCCACCATTAGCATAGTAACTAAACGCTCCGTCGGAATTGGTAAATGTGTTGTTGGATGAATCATATGCCATACCCTCTTGAACATCTTCACCCATCTCCAAACTGGAAATGTCAAGAATGGTGTGTTCCTTTAAAAGAAGACCATGAACCTCTGGTGAAACCATCATTATCTTCATTACAACGCCATTTTCGATAATCGCTAACGATTGATCAAACCCTAGGGTTCCAAAATTTGCTGCCATTGATTTATTTGTCATTTTATATCTCCTTTATAGGTAATAATTATAACACATGTCTATTAGTCATGTGGGTATTCTTTTTTTGGAACTAAGTTTACAAACTCTCCATTTATATACTTATATCCAGGCTTAACCACTATATCTTTTTCAACCCTAATAAATTTAGGCTCACTTAATAATATTGCTGCTAGTTTTTCTTGAGAAAACATGACCTCTACTACATCTTCATCTATTACAAGTGCTAGAACTTCTGTAATTGATGAGATTTCTGGATCTGGTCTTTCCTTATGTCTTTTAATTATATCTCTATAGTGTTTTACTGTAGTAAGCATAGAACCCTACTCTGCTTTAAATTCTGATATTACGGTTGTTTGTGCTGCAGCATATGTTACTGGAGCTGCTATGATTCCATGCTTTTTTGTTTTTGTTGCTTGTCCAGAAATATTTGTAGTACGGTTTGCTCCGATTTGTGATGTGTACCCCGCTGAAGAGAATCCCTGTACTGTTACAACATCTCCAGAAAGAATAGTTTTAAAGCTTGCAACGGCAGCATTAAAAGCATGGTTAGCAACATTTGTAATTGTTCCTGCGACAGACTTAATCAAGCTAACTGATTGATTTGTAACGCAGTTACAGTCATAATTTGTTGCTGTGTTATATGTTGCACAGTTTGTTGTTGAATTAAATGTTGAAGGATAGTATGTGTTGTAGGCTGCACAATTTGTTGAAGATGATGCACAGTTACCACCAGATGCGTTAGAACCCATTTCTGTTCTACAGCAACAGCGGACTGGAAAACCATATCCTCCAACATAGCTACAGCCATAACCACAGGCACTGCCTGATGGATTGTTATAACATGTATTTTCTCCACAGGCTCCACAACCACCACCGAAGTAGCCACCAGGGCAAGAATTGGATGTATGGAAATTATCGCAAGAAGCGTAGTAGAAAGTGTTTCCAGGATTATATGCATTATATGAATTACATGTTGTTGTAAAGTTTGCACAGTTTCCACCTGAAGCTGGAGTGAATGTGTAGTTTGTTACATAGGTTGCACAGTTTACAGTATTTGTACATGTCTCGCAAACCTGATTAGCTTCAACATATGTAGCCCACCAGTTATTTGAGTCTGTTACCCAAAATGCTGTTCCAACTCCTGGTCCAGTACCAGAAGCTGAAAGGGTAACATCTTCTTTTGAGAATGTTAATGTTGATAGTGGATAACCTGAAGCTGCAGAGGAAGATCCTTTATTTGTAGCAATTCCCCATGATCCTCTTACTGAGTTCCACAAAGCAGAAGTATTATTTGCTGCCCCTAGGCCAGCATTATCTGCTCTTGTAAAATTTTCTGTTACTGAGAGTAGTGCTTTTAGTCTAGAGGATACGCTTGCTCTTCTAAATTTTTTCATTAGGCTGCTGTGTCTCCTACCAATAGCCATTCATTGGCACCGACTTTGACCAGTGTCATTGTACTGTATCTAACTCTGCTCTTTAATTGTGAATCTGTTGACCGAATTGTAACTCCGCCTGCTGCTGCAACTGTAATCTGACCAGCACCGTACTGAAAAAGATCAGTAAAGGTTCCAACTGCCCAGTTGGCACCATCACCGCTGTCGGCAGGAACTGTTACTGTAACTGCTGATGCAGATGTAAACTTAATTGTGTTTGTTAAATCTGTAGCAGCAGATAGGGTTCTGGTTGTTCCAGATACCTCCACAAATGTGTATAAACTATTTTCTTTAGCATTTAGTTGTGTTTGGATTGCTGAAGTTACACCACTTACATAATTCAGTTGTGTAGCAGTTGCTGTAACTGCGACATCTTCGTTAATTTTTGGTGATGTTAAAGTCTTATTAGTAAGGGTTTGTACTGCAGCGGTTTCTAATGTACCGTTTAAATAAAATGCTTTTCCAGAAGCAAGATTAATGTGTTCTGATGAAGTCCAAGCATCTGTAGCGTCTACCCAGTTAAATGTCTTATCTGTTGCGCCCTTTAATGTGATACCGCCACCATCAGCAGTTGAATCTGAAGGAGTAGCGACATCGCCAATTACTATGTTCTTATCATCTACTGAAAGAGTAGTTGAATTAATTGTTGTAGTTGTACCATTAATGGTTAGGTCCCCTGAAAGAACCAAAGATGTTCCAGTTGCAGCACCAATATTTGGTGTTACAAGTGTTGGTGTATTAGCAAAGACAAGTGCTCCAGTGCCAGTTTCATCTGTAACTGCTGATATAAGGTTTGCAGATGATGGAGTAGCAAGAAATGTAGCAACTCCTGTACCTAGACCAGAAATACCAGTTGCTACTGGTAATCCAGTTGCATTTGTAAGTACTCCAGAAGCAGGTGTACCAAGTGCTGGTGTAGTCATTGTTGGTGAAGTTAAAGTTTTATTTGTTAAAGTTTCTGTTCCTGCAAGTGTAGCAAAGTCTGCATCAGTAACCGCTGTGTTAAACTGTGCGAGTGTTCCTGATACTGTATTTGATCCAAGAGCGACTGTTTTATTTGTAAGCGTTTCAGTACCTGCAAGAGAGGCTACGTCGGCATCAGATACTGCAGTATTTAGTTGAGCAAGAGTTGAAGTAACTGTATTTGAACCAAGTGAGATTGATTTATTTGTAACTGTTTTGGTGTTAGCGTCTGTCAAAAGTGTTGATGTATCTGTAATTCCATGAACAGATGTTGAATCACTGTTGTGTGTTGATACTGCTGTATCTGCATAAGACTGGGCAGTTGAAAGTGTTGATGAAGCCTGTGATGAAACATCTGACAGAAATGCAACGTTTGCAGTTAACTGTGCGCTAGGAAGCTTGGTAGTGTTATCTAAAGATGCAACTGAAACTCCTATTGCTGAAGTTAAAACACTATTGTTGAGCTGTGTTTGAATAGCAGAAGTAACTCCATTTAGGTAGCCAATCTCTGTATCATCAACATTTGCAACTCTAAGTTGAACAGTTCCAGTTTCATTAGGGAAAGTAATAGTTCTATCTGCTGTTGGATCTGTTACTGTTAGAGTTGTTTCATAAGCGTCTGCTGTTGTACCTTCAAAAACAATTCCTGTTGTAGCATTAATTGTTGTACTGTTAATAGTAGTAGTTGTACCACTTACTGTTAAATCTCCTGAAACTGTAACGTTTCCACTAACGTCGGCCACAACAACTGTTCCAGTTGCATTAGGAAAAGTGATTGTTCGATCAGCAGTTGGGTCTGTAACTGTTAGTGTTGTTTCGTATGCGTTATTTGTAGCACCCTCTATAATAATAGATGCTCCTGGAATTACTGCATTTAGGGATGCATCAAGGCCTACAACACCAGATGCTGCTCCAATATCTGAATCCTGAAGGTATGCTCCAAGAGATGAAGCAATAACATCTGTTGCATCTACGAAGTATGTAAGTGATGTCCAAGAAGATACACCGTCACCAATTTTAAACTTGTTTGTGTCTGACTCCCAGCCGATTTCTCCAGCATTTAGGATTGGGCCAGCACCTGAATTAGAAGATATCCACTGTGCTGCGGTACCTCTACGCTGTTGCATTCTTGTTGCCATTATTTACTCCTCCAGTGGTGTATGTTCATATTATAGCAGATTTTAATTGAATACTTCTGTTGCAATACCGCCATCATATGTGGCACTCCAACTGTTAGTATTATAAAACCCTGCATCTTCTTCTCCGCCAGCTTCATTATAAAAACCAGCATCTTTAAACGTACTTACAATAAGTCCAGTTCCACCAATTGCTGTGTCGTGGATGTGCTGTGCGGTTTCAAGGGTATCTTCAAGTAACGCAGTAGTATTCCACTGACCATTGTAAAAAAATAAAAGTCTATTATTCTGTGTATCAATAAAAAGTTCACCATTTACAGCATCTGCTTCAGCTGGCGCATTGACCCCTTGTGCAACAATAAGTTCTATAGCGTCTACATATGCCTTAGTAGCGGCATGTGTATTTTCGGTTGGGGTGCCAACTGTGACTGCTTGACCAAAAGTACCGCCTTCGGCTACATTTAGCCCATGCTTTACTTTAAAGTCTTTATTAAGTGTTGCCACAGTTGACTCCCGTCTCTAATTATGCTTCGATATAAATCTTGTGAACTTTAACATCAGTTCCTGATGCTGCTCCAGTTACCTGAAGAAGAACATTTCCTGCAGAATAAACTGCATTTGTTGTTCCTAGTTCGCCATTGCTTTGTACATCAGCGTACTCTGTTAC